TTAAATAAATATATTATTAATTTTCTTAGCTGCATTACTAAACATATCATCAGTAACATGACTATAAGTTTTCATTGTTTGTTTTACATCGTGTCCTAAAATAGATGCCGCGGTCTTAAAATCTATTCCATTTGCAATCAATTGAGTAGCATAAGTATGCCTTAGCTCATGTATAGTCAAACTAAAGCCTTTCTTCTTAAGCTTTTTGTTTAAGTTTGAAATAACACCACTAGTAGATTTGTTTATGACTACTCGATTGTATATATCGGTGCAATGTACAATTTTATATGCTTGCAGCTCTTTAATTACTTTTGGTGATAAAGGAACCCTTCTATAAGAATTTGTTCCTTTTAAACTACCAAAGCCATACCTCTTGTCTTCTAATATTTTCCATTGCTTATGAACTGTTAGTATCGCATTATTAAAATCAAAATTATCCCAAGTTAAACCTAGGACTTCGCTTATCCTTAAACCGCATGATCCCGTGAGCAGTATAATAATATAATAAACCGAATCCTTAAATGTATCTAATAATTTATTATATGCTTGCATAGTAAGAGCTTTTTTAGTTGAAAGTTCTTTTTCTTCTGGGTACTTTATATCATTAAGAGGCAGCTCTTGAATTACTTTATATTGCTTTACTGCAGCTGTAAGTACATTAGAGAGGCTTTTTATATAAAATTCTATTGTTGTAGATTTAAGTCCTCTTTTTACTAACTTGTCAACACAGTTTTGTATGTCTAAATTTCTAATTTCCTTTACTTTAAGCTCTTTTAAATCTGAAAATTGATTAATTGCGTTTACATAATTTTTAATTGTATTATTCTCTCTGTGCAGCTTTAAATGATTTATATACATATCAACAAATTCGTCAAAAGTAATTTCTTTATACTCGTTTGATAATTTAAGTTCCAATGAAAGTTTTAATTCTTTTAATGCATCCTCAGCAGCATCCTTACACTCTTGTTTCCCTATTTTATTTTTAGCAAATCCTTGTTTACTCTTTTGCTTCCATCTTCCAGAGCTATCTTTATAGGAAATTATATATTGCCAGCTATTATCTTTTTCACGATAAGTAATATTGTATTGCATTATAAAATCCTCCTTTAAATTCAAAAAATAAAAACCCACAAACATTTAATAATGTTTTGGGTTTCGTGGAATTTAAAAGTCGTGAATTAATAGCTTTAGCTTAGCAAAAAATATAATTAATGTCAACTAGAAAATTTATGATGTTAATTGGGTAAATTTATTAATAGCATTAGCAATTGCAAGTCTAAGAGTTTTAAAATCATCTTCAGTCTTTAAACCAGTAAATTTTAAGAAAGATGATATTTGTTCAATCTTGTATATCGAAAAAAGTTTTCCTATTGCATTATTTATGAAAGCACTAGTGAATAAATCTACCTCACTAAGATCAATCATAATTGTATCATTAGGATTATTAGAATGAATTTCATTTATTTTCTCATATAGCATATTACCCTGCTCATCGGTTTCTGCATTTCTAGATTTTATAATATCATTTACATTAATATTTAACATTGCAATTTCCTCCCTCTAAGGATTTTTTGCAGACAAATCTGTTTCTTATTTTCAATATTATATTATATAACATTAGCATATGCAACTTTCCTGCATCTGTTTCAAAATATAACTCATTATCTATTTTAAGCTCAAGTAATGAAAAATATGATTCAATTAGATTTAAAACTATAAAACTTTCATGTGTATCGAATAGATTGCGGCAATAATATAAGGACTCAGAAAACAAATCTTCTATTTCTTCGGCTGAAATGGTAGTATTTTGTTTTAATGGCAAAGGATTTGAAATTTCAAACTGTTTATAAAGAGTTCTATCATACACATAAGTTTCATCAAAATAATTTTTTTTATCGTAGTTAGTGAAAAGTGCCAAATTATCTTTGTATGTTCTTGCTGTTGGTACCGTAACTAAATCAGTATCCAATATAGTAGATGAATATATAATACCATCAAATGAACGCTCTTTTAAAATTTGAGCTAGAAGTTGTGGTAATACATATTCCTCACAAAAACTATAATCTTTTAAACCATCACGCATTTTAAAACTACAAGCAGATGATATAATGAGCTTTGAAAATTCATTTTTAATCTGGTTGGCATTAATCTCTTGCTGACTGAAAGGAGATTCAATTAACGAGTCGGCTTTATTTAATGAAGATTTACAATCCTTAAAATAATCATAAAAGTTGTTAGTAAAATCAAAAACTCTTTTATTAGTTGCTTTTTTAAAATGAAAAGTAGAGATTTTAAAATTATCGAAGTCAGATGAATGTAATTCAGATAATACACCAATCGGTGTAAGGGCTAAGTATAATAAAGGTTGTCCAACCAAACTATATCTTTGATTTCCGATTTTATGCCTTTTATTAAAAGGTACATGAAACATATCCCAATGCGATATTATATCCTTTGTAGAACGACCTCTAAAAAAAACTAGTTGGCTAATATTACGTGTAAAATCAAAGGTATAGTTTTCTTCTAAAAGTTTAGTAAATAACCTTAAGGACTTATTTGGATTTGCGTTAATCCAATAAAAATAAGTATCAAGTAACCTATCAAAAATATCGGCTATCCACTTAACCTCGATTTCATCTCTTATTTTTGTTGCTAACTCAATTTCATTTTTATGTCTATCACAAAGATTTATGTCATTTTTTAATTTAGCAAAGTTCGTTATAAAGGCTTCTTTATATTTCAATAATGCATGCTCATATCTATCAGATTGTATTTGACAAGAATTCCTAAGTTTATAATGATAGCTATCTGTTAAAAAACAAATCATACACATAGTTTAGTGGCCTCCTAGTAAATCATCTATAGTAAGTACTCTTGATTGTTCAAATATTTCATTATTAATATTGTGAATATTTTTAACAGGAATCTTTACAGTAATAACTGAACCAGGAAATTTACATGTAAAATCTGTAGATTTCACTATTGATTTTGACTTTTCCCAGTATCCCCTACCAGATAAAATAATCAAATCTCCATTAAGTTCCTGCATTATTTCATTAAGCATATATAAACCTAATCCACCAGGTGTATCCTCTGCCCTAGTAGAAGAACCTTTCTTAACAGCCCAAGCAATATAATCACTTTCTAGATTAGAATTATAATTTATATTTTTAAATATATTTTCCTTAAAGGTTTGTCCTTGATTTGCGATAGAAAAGAATAAAATATTATCAAGTTTATTATAGTATCCACTTGAAAATATTTCTTTATTGCCGTATTTATTTATATATGTATTCCTACGTGCATGCATTTTAACGTTAATAAATATTTCAATAAAACGTTTAATTAATATCTGCATATCAATAGAGTCTTTATATAATGATGTCAATTGATTATTTATATATGCTTTAAAATCATCCCTATTTTCACCATCAAAAGTATTATATGTTATAAGACTTGAATTTACAGTCATATACTTTTTCAAATTTTCGCTTTGTATAAATTCATTTGAACACAGTAATTTTATTAATGGAATTGATAAACCTTTTAAAAATATTTTATTATTTCTTGATTTAATCTCCTCTAAAACTAAACCTAACACTGACGTAAGATTAGGATCTATCCATTGCGTATTTTTAAAATTGATATTTATCGTAGAGTTTTTCTTTGACTTATAAGTATTCCAAAATACACATATAAACTCGTATATATTTTGAGTGTTCTTAATATTTCTGGGAAATATATATTCATATTCCATAATATATCCTCTTTGATTTTATTTAAGATTTATTAAAGACATGGAAATTGCAAAATGTATTAAATATACTTTTTATTAATGCCCTTGCATATGTACTAACTAGTTATTTAGTAGAGTAAATATATAAATCATAGCTAAACTTATACTCAACGAGTTCCTTACTTATACACAGCTTGTCTTTAAATTAATATGTATATTTTGTTTTCGTAAGAATTCAAATCTTTTAAGAAGAAATTCTCTAGTAACACCTAAGTAATCACTAACTTCATATATATTATCCATACCTAAATCCTTTACATGCTGCAGCTCCTCTAAGGGCATTAAAAACTCAGTAGCCCATTTTAGAGCAAGGGTTTCCTCTTTACTCACTATAAGTTTGTCCCTATAACTATAATATTCCCCTGTTAAATCCCCTACAGTAGTGAAATGATGCCCAAGTTCTTCAGCTAATACACATGTATACAAAGTAAAATCAGGAATGATTGACCTATCTATTCCTATGATAGGAGGAATACCTTCGAGCTTTAAATAAATTCCCTGTATTCCTGATCTTCTTAGAAAGTTTTCATGCATAAGGTCAATACCCTCATCATCAATAGTTTTTAGTAGTGCCTGTATTTTATCTTCACGCATAATATTACCCCCAATTACAGGACTAATTATCTGTAGTTTTCTTATATTTAGCCTTTACATATTCTATAAAGTTATCTATTTCTTTTCTAGCTTCTTCAGGAAGATCTTGATCATATCCATCAGCTCTGTGCAAAGCTATGGTTGCATTTTTACTTCTTATTGGTTCTTTGATATCTGTACGACCTAATAAGTAATCTGTAGAAACACCTAATGCTATTGCCAGTTTTGCTATAATATCTCCTTTAGGCGCTCTCAAATCATTTTCATATCTGGAAAGTGTTGCTTCAGTAATTTCAGCCTTATCTGCAAGTTCTTTTTGCTTCATATCTTTGTCTAGTCTTAATCTTAATATTCGCTTACCAATTGATTCGGTCATGTATATCACTCCTTACCATTATTATAAGTGATATGAATAAAAGTTAAATAAAAGTTACCGAAAGTATAAAAAATATGTTGACACTTACCAAATGGTATGTTACATTAAAGTTACCAAATGGTAAGAGGAGGTGATTGCTTGAATACTAATAAGCTTAAAAGCTTAAGGGTGCTCAATGGCTTTACACAGGAAAAGGTAGCTGAAAGAGCAAAAATGTCAACTAAAACCTATAATAGAAAGGAATTAGGTATCATACCATTTACAGATGAAGAAATATTATGTTTATCTGTGATATTGAATTTAGATATAAATTTGGTAAATGAAATTTTTTTTGACAATCAACTTACCAAGTGTATAAGTAATGCTAAAAGCTTTCAAGCTAGCTGTGTAAATACTTAGATAGTTTAACCAAACAATTAAAAATTAAATAGGGTTTCGTGGAAATGGAAAAGTGGATTAAGAAGGTATAGGGTGGAGGTAAGTTTTATGGAAGAACTAAGAACTTCTACTACTAAAGAAAAAAGAGATAACACAATAAATAAAGTTTTACTGCTTATTTTAACAGAGTATCAAGGAATTGAGCTTCCTATGTGTTTTGTTAAGGGTTTATTAGAAGAAAGTATTAGAGAGCTTGAAAAGAGATGTATCTTAAAAATTTAATAAAATTTATAAATATGAACAAAAAGGGGGATGGAACTAAGAAATGGAAAAGCTCCTAACTAAACAAGATTTAGCTGATAGATGGCAGGTAACAGTTAGGACAATTGAAAACTGGATCAAAGATGGAACACTTGCTCCTGTAAAGGGAATACCTACAGTGAGATTTAACCCTGTATATATTGCAGAACTTGAGGGGATAAAGATGGACAAGTTCTCCCCATTAGAGAGAAGAAAGCTTGAAAGAGAACTTGCTGAGGCTAGTCAGGAGAGAGATTTCTTAAAAGGTATTCTAGCTAATATACTTGCTGAAACCAGCAAGGCTGTTGCTTCTAAAAGCATAAAATAATTTTACTAAAGTAAGGCTGAAAAGCCTTTTTAAAAGGACAGGATGGCGAAAAATGCTGTAGAAAAGTAAATAATTACCAATTAAAAGGCAATAGCCTTTTTTAAAAACTCTAGGTTGCGAAAAATGCTGTAAGTAACTGGTCATTATTGGTAGCAATTATGAAAGGTGGTGAAAAGGAATGAATTATGAAGTAATAAAGTTGTTCTTCAAAGTATGTAAAAAGCTTCATGTAGAGCCCACATGGGATAGGCTAGATAACTTTAGAAAGTTATTTCTTCAGCAGTAGTTTTGTACAAACTTATGAAAATAAAAAAAGATAGCCTAAGCTATCAAAAATAAAAATTCGCAATTTCAGTATATCAGAAAGTAAGGGAGATTAACAAGTGGAAGAAAAGTATAGAGAAGCATTGGAAGAAGTCTTATGTAACCTAAGGCAGATACAAATGCCAAATGAAGCTGATAGCTATATAGATGATTCTATTGAAATTATCATGAATGTTTTAAAGGAGGATTCTAGTGGGCAAGCAGGTAGCACTAATTAAGTTTAATGGATTCCATGATTTTATGGAGTACTCATACTTAACAGATATAGAAGATTTAAAAGAAGGTGATGTTGTAGTTGTACCAACTAACAAGTCATACTCTGTAGGCTTCTTCTCCAGGTATACAGAAAATAAGCAGCATATCAACAATGCACTAAAATGGATAGTCCAGAAGGTGGATATTGAGGATTATGAGGAAAAGCTGTTTCTAGGAGGTTTTGACTAATGGGTAAGTTAAAGATGATAGAATATCCGCCAGACAGTGTAGACTATGTACTTGTGCCTAAAAGGATAATAGATAAATTAACTAAGAAAACCATGATTACCAATCAGTACATAGTTGATGGTACTAGAAGAAAAATTGTTATTGAGTACAGATCTATAAAAGGCAGTAACTGCGGAGTTATTGAGCTTTATGATAATAATGAAAAGTTAGAGGAGGAAAATTAATTATGAAAATCACAGCAGAATTTAATTCAGTAGAGGAACTTTTAAACTTTACAAAGACTATTGGGGTAACTAACTTTGTTCCTCAGCAGGGAATGGGACAACCTCATAAGGAAGCAGAGAAAGCTAAGCAAGATATAACCCCTAAAGTAAGTGCAGAGATAGTTTCAGAAGGACCACCCAAAAATGAAATTATAGTTGATGCAGATAGCACTCCAGTAGAACAGGATAAGCAGGAAGATAAAGAGCCTAAAGTTACAAAGGAAATGGTGAGAGAGAAGTTGTCAGCATTAATGAAGGCAGGTAAACAAAAAGAAGTTAAAGAGCTTGTTGCTAAATTTGGAGCAAGCAAAGTACCGGATATAAAGCCTGAGGATTATGCTGCTGTATATAAAGAAGCGGAGGCATTGTAATAATGGGACATGCATTATTAGGTCCAAGTAGTGCTAGTAAGTGGCTTAACTGCCCACCATCAGCAAGACTTGAAGAAAAGTTTGAAAATAAATCATCTGAGTATGCAGCAGAAGGAACATTAGCCCATGAGCTTGGAGAATTAAAGCTTAGGCATAATCTTGGTGAAATATCCACAAGAAAATATAATTTAGAGTTTAAAAAGATTGAAACTAATGAGTTATTCACAAAAGATATGCCTGATTATGTGGATATCTATGTGGATACTTGTTTGGAAAAGGTGTCAGAAGCTAAAGCAAAGACACAAGATGCTTTGTTTAAGGTAGAGCAGAAATTAGATTTCAGTGAATGGGTTCCTGAGGGTTTTGGAACTGGAGACTTCGTAATTATAGCTGATGGAACAATGGAAGTATGCGACTTAAAATATGGCAAGGGTGTTCCGGTTAATGCTGTAGGTAATAAACAAATGAGGTTATATGCCTTAGGTGCTATAGCAGAGTTTGGATTTTTATATGACATTGAAAAAGTAAAAATGACTATAATTCAGCCAAGGTTAGACTCAATCTCTTCAGATGAGATAAGAGTTGAAGAACTTCTAGAATGGGCTAACACTTATGTAAAGCCCAGAGCTCAACTTGCTTTTAAAGGTGAAGGAGAACTCTTTGCCGGGGATCACTGTACATTCTGCAGAGCCAAAGCAACTTGTAAGGCTAGAGCTGATAAGAACCTAGAACTAGCAAAGTATGAATTTAAGGATCCTTTTGTATTAGAAACAAACGAAATTGCAGACATAATAGGAAAAGCAGATGAATTTATTAAGTGGGCAAAAGATGTACAAGAATATGCTTTAGAGCAAGCACTTAAAGGAGAACAATATCCGGGATTTAAAGTTGTTGAAGGCAGAAGTAATAGAAAATGGACCGATGAAGATAAGATTGGAGAAATTCTACTTGGACAAGGCTTCTTAGAAAGTATTATTTATACTAAAAAGCTTACTGGTATTTCAAACATGGAATCCGCTCTGGGTAAGAAAGAGGTTAATAGGCTTTTAGGAGACTACATAATAAAACCTCCGGGAAAGCCAACCCTAGCACCCGAAAGTGATAAAAGACCAGTTTATAATTCTGCGACAGCAGAGTTTGAAAAAATAGATTAATTTTAAAGGAGAATGATTAATATGATAAAAGCAAAAAGAACAGGAACAAAGGTAACTACAGGAAAGGTTAGATTGAGCTATGCACACTTGTTTGAAGCACATTCTATGAATGACGGACAAGAGCCTAAGTATTCAGTTAGTGTAATAATTCCAAAGAGTGATAAGGAAACCCTTCAGGCAATAAAGGATGCTGTTAATGAAGCAAAAGAACAGGGCAAAGGCAAATTTGGTGGAAAGATTCCTGGTAATTTAAAAACTCCATTAAGAGATGGGGACGAAGAAAGGCCAGATGACGAAGCCTATGCAAACTCCTACTTTTTAAATGCCTCAAGTAAAATGAAGCCAGGCATTGTTGACAGAAGTGCGCATCCTATATTGGATGCCAGCGAAGTTTATAGCGGTTGCTATGGTAGGTTAACACTTAATTTTTATCCATTCTCAGCATCAGGAAATAAAGGGATAGCTGCAGGGCTTGGAAATGTTCAAAAGCTAGAAGATGGGGAACCACTTGGAGGATTTACAAGAGCCGAAGATGATTTTGACTCATTAGAAGATGCTGAAGACGACTTCCTAGGTTAATGCTATGGAGACGTTAGCTATAGACGTTGAAACATATAGCAGCATAGATATTAAAGAATCAGGAGCTTACAAGTACTGTGAAGCTCCTGACTTTGAAATCTTACTCTTTGCATATGCTTTCAATGATGAAGAAGTTCAAATTATAGATATAGCTCAGGGAGAAGTATTACCTGAAAGAGTAATTAAAGCCTTATGTGATCCTCAAATTATAAAAACAGCCTTTAATGCAAACTTTGAAAGAAATGCTATATACAATTTTTATGGTATGCCAATGCAACCTAATCAGTGGCAATGCACTATGATACAAGCTTATAGAATGGGCTTGCCAGGTTCGCTTGGTATGGTTGGTAAGATACTTAATTTTGATGAAGATAAACAAAAGATGAAAGAAGGTAAAGCTTTAATACAGTATTTTTCAAAGCCGTGTAAAGCTACTAAGGCTAATGGCGGAAGAACTAGAAACCTTCCAGAGCATGCACCGGATAAATGGGAAACTTTTAAACTTTACTGTAAGCAAGACGTGGAAGTCGAGAGAGCTATAAGAAATAAATTAAGCAGATATGAAACTTTAGATAAAGAACATAAATTATGGGAATTGGACCAAAGAATAAATGATAGAGGTATTAATACAGATATAGTTCTTATAAGTAGAGCTATAGAGTGCGATGCAAACTATGCTGAAAGGTTGGAAAATGAAGCAAGAGCTATTACAGGACTTAGTAATCCTAATAGTCCTACACAACTTAAAAAATGGCTCAGTGAACGTGTAGGCTTTGAAGTAACCAGTCTTACAAAAGATAGTGTACCAGTACTCTTGGAGAATGCGGCAGATGATAATGTAAAAAGAGTTTTAGAGTTAAGGCAGCTTATGGCCAAAACTTCAATAAAGAAGTATGAAGCTATGACAAATGCAAGATGCGAAGATGGAAGAGTAAGAGGATTATTGCAGTTTTATGGAGCTAACAGGACAGGCAGATGGGCAGGGCGCTTAGTGCAGGTCCAGAACCTTCCTCAAAATCATTTGCCCGATTTGGACGAGGCTAGGAACTGTATAAGAGAAAGAAGATTTGATGATGCAGAGTTTTTATATGACAGCATTCCTGATACCTTATCACAACTAATAAGAACAGCTTTTATTCCAAGTGAGGGTAATCGTTTTATGGTTGCTGACTTTAGTGCTATAGAAGCAAGGGTTATTGCTTGGCTTGCAGGCGAACAATGGAGACTAGATGTTTTTAAAACCCATGGAAAGATATATGAGGCTTCAGCAAGTCAAATGTTTCATGTACCAATAGAAAGTATTAAAAAAGGTTCAGACCTTAGACAAAAGGGTAAGATAGCAGAACTTGCACTAGGTTATGGTGGCAGTGTTGGAGCTATCAAATCAATGGATAAATCGGGAAGTATTCCTGAAGAAGAACTTCCGGAACTAGTAAGTAGCTGGAGAGCTGCTAATCCACACATAACAAAGTTTTGGTGGGATTGTGATAAATCAGCCAAGAAAGCAATTAGAGAAAGAACCACTGTATGTATTGAACATGGTATTAAATTTATATATGATCCAGGGGTGTTATTCATCCAGCTTCCATCCGGAAGAAGATTATCTTATATAAGACCTAAAATTGAAAAAGGTCAATATGATAAAGATGTTATTACTTATGAGGGTATGGAACAGACAAGTAAACAGTGGACTACATTAGAAACATACGGACCTAAACTTGTAGAAAATATAGTACAAGCAACTTCCAGAGACTGCTTAGCTGAAGCAATGTTTAGAGTAGAAAAAGCAGGTTATCCGATGGTAATGCATATCCATGATGAACTCGTAATGGATGTTCCTAAGGGCTTTGGAAGTTTGGAGGAAGTAAATAAGATATTCGGAGAGCCTATAGATTGGGCAACAGGACTGCCATTAAAGGCTGATGGATATGAATGTAATTACTATATGAAAGATTAAAGCTTATATTGCCCACAGAATAAATAAAAAAATAAATTATAAAGTGAGGTGGATACCCTGTATTCGCCAATATATTGTACTTATTCTGTGGGCTTTCTTAAAAATATTTTATAGAAAAAATGAGGATAAAATATATCTTCATACTAAAATAATTTGCTTTAAATTTTCAATAGTGCAGTGATTTTCAGTCCAATTACCTAACACTATAATGCTTAGTGAAGAGTATTCTTTTCTATGATTAAATATTTTATTTCTAAGCTTCGTATAATCACTTGGGTTTCTAAAGTTTACAGTTAGTGGGAAGTGATTATTATCAGAAGGATTTATTGAATAAGTTAGTTTTAAAGTATTTGTTGGGTTAATGTATTGCAGAAATTTAGATTCTACTAGCTTGAAGCCAGATATACCATTTTCAAATAAGTGGTTCGTTCTTGAATCTGCTATAAGATCTTTAATTGTTACACTGTTATTAACTTCATGACTAATGTCATGGCCTTTACAAAAGTAATATAGTTTAGTGGTTGTAGTTATCTCTTGAGAACTTGATCCGGAACCACCGTTTCTGGCGCCTGTAGAGCCTCCAGGATTAGGCGGAGCTGTTACTCTTGAAATTATCGAATTATATAGTGATTCTATAGAAAAATTAGAAACATCATAGTTAGCATTCTTACCACTTATCCTATGCAAAGTACAAATTGAATCATTATGGGGACAGCTTGGGAGCGCAGAAAAATAAGGTGGTCTGTCCTTATCAATTGATTTAATTGTAAGCCTCGCTGGACATCCTGGGGTTGGACAATAATATTTTATGTCACGGTGCGAATCGTTGCAGTCTTTAGCGTAAAGCTTAAGATTTCTCTCTGAATTAGTATAAACATAGTTAGACATAATTTACCTCCAAAGTATATTTTATACGATTATTTTACAATAATTGAAATCGTTTTTCTAGGAGAAATAGCATATTTTATTTAATTATTTCACTTAAGGGTGTGGTAGATTGGAATATAAGGCAGAAGATAATAAACAAAATATAAAAATAAAACATGATGGCTCAATTGCAATAGCCACCGGAAAAAGTAAAAAAGAAACCAGTTGGAAGAATAAGAGCCTTCTTTACTCAGCTTTAGTTGAAAAGTTGAGTACAACTACAAGAACACCTGAAACTTATGCAGAGTTTAAGAAGATGCCTAAGACCGAAAGAGATAGAATAAAGGACGTTGGAGGCTTTGTAGGTGGAAGCTTAAAGAATGGCCGAAGAAAAGCTGAGAATGTTGCTAATAGAACTCTTTTAACTTTGGACTTAGATTATGTTAATGGAGACATTTGGTCCAGTGTAGAGCTTTTATATGACTTTTCTGTAGTGATGTACTCAACTCATACACATGCACCGGATAATCAAAGGTTAAGGTTAGTTATTCCACTTAGCAGACCCGTACTTCCGGATGAGTATCAGGCTATAGCAAGAATGGTTGCGGATGATTTAGGCATAGACCAATTTGATGATACAACCTATGAACCTTCAAGATTAATGTTTTGGCCTAGTACAAGCTCAGACGGAGAATATATTTTTAAAGTACAAGATCTTCCATGGCTTAATCCTGATGATGTACTCGCTAGATATACATTTGGTTGGCAAGATGTAAGCTATTGGCCAGAGAGCAGCAGAGCCAGGGCAAAGATAAATAGTGCTATTAAGAAGCAAGAAGATCCATTAGAAAAAAAAGGTGTTATAGGTGCCTTTTGTAGGACCTATAGTATAACTGAAGCAATAGCAGAGTTCTTAAGTGAAGTTTATACTTCCGGTGCTGATGAAACTAGATACACATATGCGGAAGGAAGTACAACAGGTGGAGTTGTAGTATATGAAGATAAATTTAGCTATAGTCACCACGGTACGGATCCAACAAGCGGAATACTATGTAATGCCTTTGACTTAGTTAGAATTCATAAGTTTGGCCACTTGGATGATGATGCTAAAGAAGATACTCCGGCTAATAGGCTGCCAAGTTTCTCAAAAATGAGCGAGTTCGCTGCAAGTGATAAAAAGGTAATGCAGACTATAGGCAAAGAGAAAATGGAGAAAGCTCAAGAGGACTTTGGAGTTGTTGAAGAGGAAGAAGAAATAAGCACGGAATGGCTGCAGGAACTAACCTATACAGAGCAAGGAAAGCTCAGAAGTACAATAAGTAACTTTAGCTTAATTATTGAAAACGAGCCATTACTTAAAGGAAAGATAGCCTATAATGAGTTCTCTAATAGAGCTGTAGTTATTGGACAACTTCCTTGGAGAAGCAAAAATAATAAGTCAGATTGGACTGAAACTGATGATAGTGGGCTTAGAGAATTTATTGAAAAATATTATGGTATAAGTTCAACAGCAAAATGTGCAGATGCTTTAGCATTAAGTTTTGAAAAACATTCTTTCCATCCAGTAAAAGAGTACCTTGATAGTTTAATGTGGGATGGAGTAGAGAGAATAAACACCTTATTTATTGATTATCTTGGGGCAGAAGATAACAGCTATGTTAGAACAGTTACTAAAAAAATATTAGTTGCATCTGTAGCAAGAGTTTTTAGACCAGGCTGTAAGTTTGATAATATGCCTGTACTCTCAGGACCTCAAGGACTCGGAAAAAGTACTATTATAAAAAAGCTTGGTCGGGAGTGGTACTCTGATAGCTTAACCACTGTAAATGGAAAAGAAGCGTATGAGCAGCTTCAAGGAGTATGGATCATAGAGATGGGTGAAATGATGGCTACTAAGAAGGCTGATATCGAAGCAACAAAGCATTTTTTATCTAAGACAGAGGACATTTACAGAGTTGCTTATGGAAGAAGAACAAGCCGATTTCCTCGCCAATGTGTATTTATAGGTACAACCAATGACAGAGAGTTCTTAAGGGATAAAACAGGTAATAGAAGGTTTTGGCCAATTGATGTAGGAATTATTACTCGTAAGAAAAATGTGTTTAAGGATTTAACACAATATGAGATAGATCAAATTTGGGCAGAAGCTTTAGAGCTCTGGAAGGTAGGGGAGAATTTATACCTTACCTCTGAAGAAGAAAAAGAAGCTCAAAAACAGCAGGATTCTCACTCAGAAGAAAGTGCCAAGGCTGGGTTGATTCAAGAATACTTAGATAAGCCTATTACTGTGGACTGGTACAACTTAGGATTAGCAGAAAAGAGAAACTACATCCATGGAGGAGACTTTGGGGACATACCTGAGGGAAACATCCGGAGGGATAAGACCTGTGTTATGGAAATATGGTGTGAGCTTTTTAACGGAGATCCTAAGCAGCTAACACCTATGACAGCAAGAGAAATAAATGATATTTTAAGTGGACTTCATGAATGGGAGAAATATAATAGTAAATTAAGATTTGGAAAGGTTTATGGGGTCCAAAGGGCATACATTAGGAAAAATTAGCGTTACCAAAATAGAAATGTAAGTATTTAAGGTGTGTTACCAACGTTGCCAAAATAAAATACATTGGTAACACCTTTTGGTAACACATAAAAGCTAGTTATACCAATGGTTAGAATTATAGTGTTACCAATGTTACCAAAAAATATTATATAAGTAGTATTTATATATTTAGGCTTACACGTATATACACATACGTGCCTAATACACGGATATATATATATATAGTAATTTTGGTAACAGTGGCAACACCTAAAAAGAAGGTGACACTTTGAAAGAAAGTACAATCGAAAAAAGACTTAAAAAAGAAATTGAGTTGATTGGCGGTAAGGCATTAAAGTTTGTTAGTCCAGGAGTGTCAGGAGTGCCAGATAGGATTGTTCTTTTACCACATGGAAGGATTATATTCGTAGAGCTTAAAGCACCAGGGGAAAAACTAAGAGCCTTACAAGAATATAGAGCAAAGGAATTAAGAACTTTAGGTTTTGAGGTTAAAGTTATTGATTCGTTAGAAGGGGTAGCAAATTTTATGAATGGGGTGAAGTGCAATGCAATTTAAACCTCATGATTATCAACGATATGCAGTAAATCATATTATAGATAACTCTGCAGCAGGGTTATTCCTAGATATGGGCTTAGGCAAGACTGTAACAACCTTAACAGCAATAGATGAACTTTTATTCCTCGGAGAAGTAAACAAGGTTTTAGTTATAGCACCACTTAGAGTTGCAGAAGATACCTGGAGTACTGAGATAGATAAATGGGACCATTTAAAGAATTTAAGAATCTCAAAAATCTTAGGAAATCCAAATCAAAGGTTAAGAGCTATCAATACACCCGCGGACATATATGTAACGAATAGAGAAAATGTGGAATGGTTGGTTAATGAGCTGTTTGCAAAATGGCCTTTCGATATGGTTGTAATTGATGAACTATCTTCTTTTAAATCTTCTAAGGCTATAAGGTTCAGAGCATTAAAGAAAGTAAGACCTTATTTTAAAAGAATAGTTGGACTTACTGGGACACCGGCACCAAACAGCTTAATTGATTTATGGCCACAGGTTTATCTTCTTGATGGAGGTAAAAGGCTAGGTAAAACAATTACTGGATATAAGGATCAATATTTTAGACCAGGAAGAAAAAATGGATATGTAGTTTATGAATGGAAGCTAAAAGAAGGATCAGAAGAGACAATTCAAAGCAGAATATCTGATATTTGTATCAGCATGAAAGCTAAGGACTATTTGAATCTTCCTGAAAGAATAGATAATCCGGTAGAGATTAACTTACCTGAAAATGCAATTAATAAATATAAACAGCTTGAAAAAGAATTAGTAATAGAACTTGGAGAAGATGATATAACAGCAGCCAATGCTGCAGTACTTACAAATAAGTTACTTCAAATATCGAATGGAGCTATTTATTCAGAAAACCATGAAGTAATAGAGATCCATGAAGAAAAGTTAAAGGTTTTAGAAGATATAGTTGAAGCAGCCAACGGAAAACCAGTTTTAGTATTTTACACATATAAGCATGACTATACCAGGATAGTTAAACATCTTAAAAAATATAAGGCTAGAGGCTTAGAAGATTCTATAGACATAGCGGAGTGGAATAAAGGAAATATACCGGTGCTTTTAGTACATCCAGCTTCAGCAGGTCATGGACTTAACCTTCAGTATGGAGGAAATATAATTGTTTGGTTTGGACTTACATGGAGCTTAGAACTTTATCAACAGGCTAATGCCAGGCTTCATAGACAAGGCCAAAAGGAAACTGTTATTATTCATCATTTGATATCCAAAGGAACCGTTGATGAAGATGTTATGAAAGCATTGGCCAATAAGGAAATAAATCAAAACATGCTGCTTGAGGCAGTTAAGGCAAGAATTAAGAATAATTACGGAGGATAAGATGTGTGGGAAAGTTTTATTAATAAACTATGACATAGAAGAAACTTTGACTTTTGAGGAAGTACTTGAAAAATATAAAGCATTAATTAATAAGTCTATACAACCTTGGTTTTACACCTTTGAAAAAGAAGACCTGATGCAGATTGCTTCAATGGGATTATGGAGAGCCTATAAAAATTATGATATAGAAAAATACCGGGTAGCCTTTGGATACTATGCAGGATTAGTTATACAAAACTATTTTAAAGTGAATTATAGGAATTACATGAAAAGTGTTAATGATACTGTTAGTTTAAATGATGAAGCACCTACTGAAGATAAGAATTTAGAGTATATAGATATACTAGAGGATAATAGATACAATCTTGAGAGTGATATTTTATCTAGACTAGGGCTTAAGGAAGCAATAAATTCTTTAAAAGAAAATGAAAGAATTTATTTGATATTATCACTTAATGGAATGGAGCAAAGGGATATAGCAAAGAAGTTCAATACTCTTCAGCCAAGTGTTTCAAGAGTAATAAAAAGAGCTAAAGAGAAAGTTAGGATGGGGTTGGAGGTTTAAAAAGTTTATGAATCTACTACTTTGTAATAAATGCAGATATCAATCTAGTTGTAAATTTAAATATATAAGATACACAGCCAATACCATTGTTGTAGGTTGTACATCAGCAGAAAATAATCACAGAAAAGAGTTTTTAACTCAAAGCTTAATAACACCTAGAGAATTAGATAGACATGATGTTTCTTTAATAAAAGCCCACATAAAACTTGAATGAGGAGGCCTTTAAGGTGATTAAATTTATTTTGGGGTTATTCATTGGAGGATCAGCAGGATTTATAACAGCATCTTTGCTTTCAGCAAATAAATTTATAACGGAGGAGGAATAGGATGAATTACATAAGTGATGCAATAGATTATCTTAGAAACTATGAGAATTTAAAAAGAGCTTTAGATAATTTAGAAATAGATATAAAGGAATTGAAGGCAGAATTAAATACAGGGCAAGTAAAAGCAATTGAGTATTCTGATATGCCTAAAGGGGACAGTTCTCAGCTTCCAGATGATAAAACAGTTAATAAAATATATATGCTTCAGGTTAAGAGAAAAGAGTATGCATTAACTAAGAAGAGTTTGGAAAAAATGGACAAAGTATTATCAGGTTTAAGTAAAGAAGATGAGAGAATATTAAGAGCCTGGTACATTGATGGACTTAGAGGAGATACAGCATATAAACATACTTACTGTAGTGAAAGAAACTTCTATAGATGCAAGTCCAATGCACTTAAGAATTTTGCGGTTCAATTACACGGAATAAATGCTATATAGTCGTGGCAGTTTTGTGGCAGTGAATTTGACAGCAGATATGATATAATAGAGCCATAGCGATATGATAAAATTATAAAAATAGCAGTTAGATGGATTTCCTTCTGACTGCTATTTTATTATATAAAAGCAAGGAGGTGGCATGGATGGACAGGCTTACACCAAAACAACAAAGATTTGTAGAAGAATACCTAGTGGACTTAAATGCCACACAAGCAGCTATTAGAGCAGGATATAGCTCAGATAGTGCAGCAGAACAAGGTAGTAGAATGTTAAGAAATGTTAAGGTTCGCGCATGTATAGACCAGGCTATGGCAGAACGTTCTAAAAGAACTGGTATAAACCAAGATAGAGTATTAATAGAGCTTGCAAGGCTAGGTTTTATAAATGCGGTTGACTTAATAAATTCTGATGATGCGACCATAAAGCAGAATGCTAGCAGAGATGATACTGCAGCAATACTTTCTGTTAAGGTGAAGGTTATACCTACTGAAGATGGGGAAATTGTAGAACGTGAAGTTAAGATGAATGATAAGATAAAGGCCCTGGAGCTCTTAGGGAAGCATTTAGGAATGTTTAAAGATAAAGTTGAGGTATCAGTACTCAATGAAGAAAAGAATAAGCTTGATAGCATAATAGGCCAAATTAGAGGTACTTAATAATGAGCCAGGAAGTATTATTGCTATCAGAAAAATATAAAGCTTTTTTAAAGCATACAGCTCCAGTAGAGTTTCTTGAAGGTACTACTGCTGCAGGTAAAACTACTGTTGGGATTTTTAAATTCATGCTTATGGTTGCTGAAAGTAAAAAGAAGTATCACATTATAGCAGCTAAAGATACCGGTACTGCAGAAAAGAATATTATAAATAAAGACCTTGGAATAATAGACGATTTTGGAATACTTACAGAGTATAACGGTAATGGTTCAAAAGATGAGAAGATACCACATATCCTGTTTCATACAAATAATGGCGACAAGGTTGTTTATGTAATGGGATATGGAGATAAGAAGAAATGGCAAAAGGCACTAGGCGGTCAATATGGATGCCTATACATAGATGAAATTAATACAGCTGATATTGATTTTGTAAGAGAGTCTTTTATGCGTGCTGATTATGTAATGGCTACTCTTAATCCTGATGATCCTAACTTACCTGTATACAAAGAATATATAAATTGCTCAAGGCCGTTACCGGAGTATAAAGTTGATGCGCCACAAGAAATAAATGAAATGCTTAAGGAAGAACCAAAACCTGGTTGGGTGCATTGGTTCTTTTCTTTTAAGGATAATTTAGGCTTAACCGCAGAAAAAATAAAACAAATTATGTTAAATGTTCCTAAAGGTACGAAACTTTATAAGAATAAAATCTTAGGTTTAAGAGGTAGAGCAACAGGCTTGATATTCAGCAACTTTGAAAGAAAAAATAATGTTATATCTAAGCAGAAGGCTAAGACATTTAAGTTTATACAGTTTACCGCCGGATTAGATACTGCATATTCTCAGAATAGTCCGGACACCTTTGCTTTTACCTTCTTAGGCATTACAGATAAAAAAGAGTTGGTAATGCTTGATGAAGAAGTTTATAACAATAAAGATTTAAGCGTACCATTAGCACCTAGTGATATAGCTCCTAAGTATTTTAAGTTCTTAGAGAAGAACAGAAAGGAATGGGGCTTTGCTAGAGACGTATTTGTGGATTCAGCAGACCAAGCAACCATAATGGAACTTAAGAAGTATAAAAGGGTTAACCCATGCTTATATAACTTTATTAATTCTTACAAGAAGTTTGAAATAATAGATCGTATTCATATGATGCTAGGCTGGATCAATACCAATGGAAAGATATTTTACTATATTGTGGATACGTGTATAAATCATATAGGAGAACTAGAGATTTATTCCTGGAAAGAAGATAAATATGAACCTGAGGACGCTAACGACCATACAATTAACTCTAGTCAATATGCATGGATACCATTTAAAAAGATGATTGGAGATTACAAGGAGGAATAACATGGGGCTTATAGGAGGTATAAAGAACGTGTTAACTAAAGCAGCTATAAAGCTATTAAATATACAGCCGGCGCAAGATAATTCAATAACAATAAGAGAGCCTTTATCCTATCAAGGCAACGTGCTTAGAAATAGAATATGGTATAGAGGAGATCCTTCAGAGTTGGACCAGTTCTTCAAGCAAAGCGCTTTTGATTTGGTAAGTAAGTCTAGGTTTTGGGCAGCAGTCCCAAGCCAAGATCTAAATATAAGAAAAATACATTCAGGACTTCCGGCTATGATTGCAGACAGGCTTTCAGACATTGTGGTTGCTGATATGGACTCTATGGATTTAAAAACAGAAGAGCTGACCAAACAATGGAAAGATATCAGTGAAGATAATACATTCAATGAAACTTTAAGCCAGGCTATCACAGAAGCTCTTGTTGCAGGTGACGGTGCTTTTAAAATAACAATAGATACAGATATAACTAAGTACCCTATTATAGAGTTCTACAGTGGAGAAAAGGTTGATTATAACTATAAGCGTGGAAGATTATTTGAGGTTATATTCTATACAAGTTACAGCAAGAGCAATAAGGACTATACGCTAATTGAGACATTCGGTAAAGGATATATAAAGAATGAACTTCAAGACAGCTATGGAAGACCAGTTCCGCTAACAACGCTAGAGGAAACAGCAACGTTACAGGATGTAACCTTTGATGGCAATTTCATTATGGCTGTACCTTTAAAATTTTTCGATTCCCCTAAGTTTGATGGCCGAGGTAAATCTATTTTTGATAGTAAGACAGACAGCTTTGATGCACTAGATGAAGTTATAAGTCAGTGGATAGACGCAATAAGGGATGGAAGAGTTAAGCAGTACATTCCTGAGGACTTATTACCTAAAAACCCGGCAACAGGTGAAATAATAAAGCCTAATCCTTTTGATAACAAATATATTGCCATTGGTTCGAGTCTTTCAGAGGATGCTAAGAATGAAATAAGTATGCAGCAAGCAGCAATAAATTATGCGGCATATGTTGAAAGCTATTCCAAGGCTTTAGATATGTGCTTACAAGGAATTATTTCTCCGGCAACCTTAGGTATAGACCTTAAGAAAACAGATAATGCCGAAGCTCAGAGAGAAAAAGAAAAAACAACTCTTTACACTAGAGGTAAAATAGTCGATACATTGACTGAAGTTATTCCAGCATTAATACAAACAGTGCTTATGGTGCAGGACTTAATGAAGAAAAAAGCTCCAGGAGAATATGAAGCAGCTATAAGCTTTGGAGAATATGCGTCTCCAAGTTTTGACACTGTAGTTGATACAGTAGGAAAGGCCAAGAGCTATGGAATTATGTCTGTAGAGAAGGCGGTTGATGAAATGTATGGAGATACGCTAAGTGATGAAGAGAAGGCTGAGGAAGTTCAACGCATTAAGGATCAGAATGGTATGCTGCAGGCTGAAGAGCCAAAAGTAGTAGATGATACAGACTTAGGTGATGGAAATGTCCAATAAGGATAATAAAAATAACCCTGAGCTTTTAGGCAACATATTAAAAAATGTAACTAAACAATCCATACAGGATAATGCCGAAAAAGAAAAGCAAAAGGCTTATGACATATCTAGAATTTTTCAACAGATGGAACTTGACTTAATATCTAGTATGAAAAGAGCCTTTTATTTTCATCAAGTAGAGCAAGCAAAAGAAGGATTTGTTTGGGAACAATGGCAGCTAAGCAAGCTTAGAGCCATGGAGGAATTTCGTAAAAGAAATAAGGCTATTGTAGATTCTTATAGCGAACCTATTCAGCAGACTATTGATCGAGAATTAAATAATAATTTTGAAGCCGGAGAAAAAAGAGTTGAAAAGGTACAGGAAGCAAGAGCTTTATTACCTTCAGGTGAAAATCCTAAAGAAATAAAGGATATTTTCAATCCTTCTGAGACACCTCCTCCGGAACAAAACTTCTTTGGTTTAAATAAAAAGAAATTAGAAGCTCTTCAAAGTACAGTTAAACATGATATAAAAGAAGCCCAGTTTTCCGTCCTTAGAAAAATGGATGATGTATATAGACAAACGTTATTTAAAACTCATGTATATTTACAGAATGGTACTAAGACTTTAGACCAGGCAATAGATATGGCTACTAAGGACTTTCTAGAGAAAGGAATAGACAGCGTGGTATATAAGAACGGTGCTAGAGTTAATATTGCTTCCTATGCAGAAATGGCGCTAAGAACAGCGAGCCAAAGGGCTACTTTCTTAGGTGAAGGGACAAAGAGGGATGAATGGGGTCTACATTTAGTAGTTGTATCTGCACATGGGAATACATGTGAAATGTGTGAGCCGTGGCAAGGAAAGATACTAATTGATGAGGTATTCAGCCATCCGAGCAAAGAATATCTAGAAGAGAATAGCAAATATCCTCCGCTTTCTGAGGCTATAAAAGCAGGACTTCTTCATCCGAATTGTAGACATAGTTTAATAACATACTTTCCAGGTATAACTCGACTTCCTAAGGTACCGAATGGAAAGGAAGCTATAAGGGTATATAATGCAGAGCAGCAGCAGAGGGCATATGAAAGACAGATAAGGAAATGGAAAAGAGTTGAGGCTGGAAGCGTAGATGCTGAAAATGTTAATAAAGCTGCTGATAAAATTAAGGAATTAGAAAATAGACTTAAACAGCATTTAAAAGATAATCCAGAGCTTAGAAGGGATTACAATAGAGAAGTCAATAGAAATACTATTGAAAAATATGGGAATGATGATATACTTAGTAATAGAAAGTGGCTTAAGTCAAGTTTTTCCACTCAAAAGAAGTTTGATAAGCACATAGAAAAACATCTTAGTGAATATGGAAATATAACACCGGATGAATATTTAAATAAGGCTAGGGATTTATTAGCAGCACCATTAAGTGATGATGTTGAAGGGTTTGTTAGTAAAGAAGGTTTTATATTCAAGTATAAAAAGAGTACAAATGATTTTGCAATAGGTAGAGCTGATGGCAAAATATCAACTTTGTATAAGCCTAAGGATGAATATAAACATTGGCTTGAACAAATAGAGAAATATAAGGAGGTATAGATATGAAATGTCCTGTATGCGGCCAGGAAGTAGATATGTTCGATATCTGCGATAATTGTAATTGGCAAAATAGCGGACCTAAAGAAACTGAAAATGATTTAGCTGGTCCTAATAAAATGACACTAAAAGAAGCTAAGGAAGCTTATAAAAAAGGTGAAAAAATAATTTAAAAGCACTTACTGAGTAAAAACAGTAGGTGCTTTTATTATATCTAAATTAAAGTCTTAGCAATAAGGCTTTTTTTATTTTAGCCATTTTGGTATTTTGGGCGTTAACTATAAAGTCATCACTGGCCAAGACCAGGATAAAAAATGTAGATGAAAGGATGATTAAGATGACAAAGGAACAATTTATTGCATTAGGTCTTACAGAGGAACATGCTAAGAAAGCCGCAGAAGCTTCACAGGAGGAATTAAAGACTTATATTCCTAAACACCGCTTTGATGAAGTGAATGAGGAAAATAAGAACTTAAAAAATACGGTGAAGGAAAATTCTACTCAGTTAGAAACTCTTAAGAAGTCTGCAGGAGATAATGCAGAGTTGCAAAAGCAAATTCAAGCCCTTCAGGATGATAATAAGAAAAAAGATGATGATTATCAAACGCAGCTTAAGGATCTTAAAATTACTAACGCTATAAAGCTAGCTATAGCTGGTAAGGTTCATGATGAAGATTTAGCTGCTGGGTTATTTGATAAGTCTAAGCTTATTCTTTCTGATGATGGGAAAGTAACTGGACTAGATGAACAGTTAAAGACATTAGGAGAAACTAAGAAGTTTTTATTCAAAGAAGACACTACAACAAATACAGAAACTAAACCCGGATTTAAAGTGGGAAATGGCGGTGCTGGAAATGGAGGCGGTGCTACTATAGATGCTCAACTTGCTTCAATTTTCGGTAATGATTCTAAATAATAAAGGAGAGATGTATAAATGCCAGTATACAGTTATGCTGAACAATTCGAAAGACAATTACAACAGAAATACTCAAGAGAGTTGACATCATTTGCGTTAACTCAATCTAACCCAGGCATTAAATTTATGAATGCCCAAACTATTAAACTTCCTAGATTAACTCTTAGTGGTTATAAGGACCATAACAGAAATAACTTAGGATTTAATACTGGAACAATCAGTAATGATTGGGAGCCAAAGAAATTAGAGCATGATAGAGATGTAGAGTTTGCATTAGATCCAATGGATATCGATGAGACTAATCTAGTGGTGGAAATGGCAAATATTCAAAACGTGTTTGAAACAGAGCAGGCTATACCTGAAAAAGATAGCTACAGATATTCTAAGCTATATGCAGAAGCTAAGGCATATGCAGCTAATGGAGCTGTTATTGATAATACGGTTTTAACCACTGCCAATGTTTTAGATTGGTTTGACACACAAATGGAGAAAATGGACGATGCCGGGGTACCTTCAGAGGGAAGAATTCTTTATGTTACCCCATCTATGAATAAAATTATTAAAAATGCACAAGGGCTTCAGAGAAACGTTGATGTGAATAACAATAATGGTAAGGTTGACAGAAGAGTATATTCCATAGATGATGTCGAAATAATCAAAGTTCCAAGTGCTAGGTTTAAAACATTATATGATTTTACTAATGGATGCGTACCAGCTGCTACAGCTAAGCAAATAAATATAATCTTAATTCATCCTTCATGTGTTGTATCAAGAGATAAATATGCATACATGAAGCTATTTACTCCTGGTACTGACTCAAGAACAGCAGATAAATACGTATATCAAAACAGATATTACACTGACACATTCTTAATTCAAAATAAAGCTTGCGGTATAGCTATAAATGCCCAGGCTGAAGTATAGGAGGGGTATAATGTTAGCTACAAAAGGTAATAAAGTCTACTCTGTAGATGAAACTAGCAAGGCTGCATATGCAGCACAAGGATATGATATTCTAGATGATGAAGGAACTGTTATAGAATATGGTGCTGGCAAAAAAGTAGACTATAAAGAATTTAGGCAATTAGAAGAAAAATGTGAAAAGCTAGAAAAAGAAAATAAAAAATTAAAGGACGACTTGAAGAAGGCTAAGGAAGGTGCTTAATTGCACCTTCCTTTTTTAGTAAGGATGTGATCTTATGACTTATGTAGATCCTGCTTTTTACAATGACTTTAGCGGTTTAATAACAGATAAACTTAATGCTAAATTAGAGAAAGCTACAGACCAAATTAATTCCCTTACTTATAACAGAATTATAGGAATAGGCTTTGAAAATCTTACTCCATTTCAGCAAGATAAGGTAAAAAAGGCTGTATGTCTTCATGCTGACTTTATAGAGCAATATGGAGAATATATCAATATGCCCTTAAGTGGGTTCAGTGCCGGCAGTATTAGTGTTAGCTTTAATGCACAGAAGATAAATGGTGTTACTACTACGCAGGAAGTTATTAACTATCTTAACCAAACAGGTTTAACCTGTAGGAGGCTTTAGTATGGGAGTAAAATTACCGTTTCCTAAATTTTTAGCTAATACAGATATTAAAGTATATCGCACTACTTTAGGTGAAGATGGAGAAGAAGAAAGTTTATTGTATGAGGGTAAATGCATATATACTGATAAATCAAGAACAGTATTAAATGCAGAAAGGAAACTCATAACTCTGAGAGGCAAAGCAGTTATCGAAGGAGATATTAATTCAGGAAAAATAATCGAAGGCTATGTTTTAGTTAAGGGGGCCAAGAAAAATATCTATAGTGCTGAAAGGCCGCTTAATCCTGATGGTACTATATTTTCTACGGAGCTTAACTTATCATGAGTGTTAAAGTTACTGTTAAGCTTGATAATACTAAGATTGCAGGACTTGAAGAAATGCAGAAACAAGCCTTTGAAATGACAGTTGAAGCAGTTCTAAGTGATATAAAAACTTCTGCAGTAACTCCTAAACAAACAGGAGAGCTTGAAAGAAGTGGATTTGTAGAAATAAAGGACATGATTGCTTCTATAATCTTTGATACTCCATATGCGCGTAGAATGTATTATCATCCTGAATATAACTTCCGTACTGATAAAAATGCTAATGCACAGGGACTATGGATGCAAAGCTATATAGATGGAGATAAGAAGGAATTTATTAAAGAGACTTATATGAAATTCTTAAAACAATTAAGTAAGGGGCTGATAAAATGACCTTAACAGAGGTTAAAGATTGGCTTAAAACTAAAATAGATTGCCCCAATTGGTATACGAGTAAGGCTGATACAAGTAAAGAGCAATGTATAGCAGTTTACAGTATACAAGGACCAGTTCCAAACATAGCTTTAGGAGGATTAGTGAACACAAGCTATTCTACTAAAGCTATTTCTATATTGGTGCATTGGGGCAAAAACAATACTATAGCCGAGGAAAAAGCGCAGGAAGTTTATAATACTATGTTTGGACAACAAGCAACTATTGGAGAACATAGGGTTATAAACTTTGAATTGAAAATACCTGAGCCTATAGGAGTAGGCACAGACGAAAACGGAATTTACGAATATGTAATAAATGCATATATAATTTATGAAAGGTAGGTAATGTGTAATGGCATTTACAGGAGTATTCCCGGTTTATAATCTTGTATTCAAAATTGGTACTAAAGGGTTAACAAGCGCTGATGCTGATATGGTACCAATAGCTGACATGGAGAATTTCGGTATAAAAATAGACGGTAAAGTTGAAAGTTGGACACCAATGACTACAGCAGGATGGGAAAGAGCACTTATGACAGGTAAGGCTTTTTCAATATCTCTAAAAGGTAAGAGAAATGTAGGCGATCCGGGGAATGATTATGTAGCTAATACAGCTTGGAAGGATGGGCTAGACTGTAGTACAAAAGCTCAAATAGCATTTCCAGATGGTTCAAAGCTTGATTTTAATTGTGTTGTAGATGTAACTAATGTTGGCGGTGACGATAGCACAAAGGTTGCTCCACTAGAATTTGATTTAAAAGGTGATGGAAAGCCAACATATACACCAGCTCCTGCAATATAGAAAGGATGGTATGAATGGCAAAGATATATAACATTATGGATAGGCTTACAAATGATAAGCCTCAAATTCAAATTGACAAAGACCATATCTACACAGTAAATAATAGCAAAAATCAGGCTATATTTATTAAGCAACTATCTGAGGATCCAAAGCTAGATGATTTTGAGAAAATTGACAAAGTTATTGAAGCAGGGCTTGGAAAGGAAGCTTTAGTTTATATAAATAGTCTTAATTTATCAGTTAAGGCATCCGGTACAATAGTTAATGCAGTAATGGCGGCAATAGGTGAGGTTGAACTTGAGGATGTAGAACAGGAGGCAGCTAAGCAAGCGAAAAACTTTCGGAAGAGATAGCTGGTATGATTTAGTTGAGGATTGGGGGCTTATAGAAGCCTCCTTTACTGCTCAATATGGAATAAGGTTAAGGAATGAATTAGATATGTCCTGGAGTGAGTTCTGTACTCTTCTTTCCGGAATAATGACAGATACTCCGCTTGGAAAAGTCGTTGAAATTAGAGCTGAAGAGGATAAAGAAATGCTTAAGAATTTCACAAAGGAACAACATAGAATTCGTAATGAGTGGAGAAGTAGACAGCTTAATAAGCAGCTAGAAAATATGACAGAAGAAGATAAGGAAAAGCAAATCAAAGAAATACAAGAATTATTCTCAAAAGCATTTAGTTAGTATTAAGTGCTTTTTTATTTTGTATCAAAAGAGGTGAGAATATGAGCGACAGTGTAGGTAAGATTAGTCTGGATTTAGAGTTACAGGGAGACTTAGGAAAGCAGATAAATGAAGCTGCAGGCAAAATAGGAGAACAGTTAAAAGCTTCATTGCAAAACATAGGAAATATTAACTTTAAAGCTTTAGCAGATAATATTAGTAATTCTCTTAAAAAGTCTATTGATGGCAGCATGGATGCTATTAAAGGAACTATTGAAAAAACATTAAATTCTGCTTTAGCCGGTGCTACAGCAGGCGCTAAAAAAATTAAAATCCCTGTAGATTTTGGAATTCCAATTAATTCATTACCACAAAAAGAAACGGCAGTTAGTAGCCTAGCTCAGCCAAGAGCTCCGCCTATACCTAAAATAAAGACTGGAGTTAATATAGATGTAGTAAAATCACAGATAGATAATTTATCACAGAGCTTAGATATAACTAATGCTAAGATAGAACAGCAAAGAGAAAAGCTAGCCCAATTAAGAGAATCATATGATAGAGCTTTTGATGGATCTAGGAAAAATAAACTTCATGAACAGATATTAAATACTGAGGCCGCTATAAATAAGCTAACAGCTCAATCTGATAAGACAGGTTTTAAACTTGCGGATTTAGATGAACAATTTCAAATATTAAGCAATTCAGCTAAACAAGCTACATCCGGTGTAAATGTAGTTAATAATAAGCTCAAAGAGACTGCAAGTGCCGCAAATAAATCAAGTAAAAGTCTATTTGGATTAGGTAAGTCTACTAAAGAATCTAGTAATAATTTTAATAGAATGCAGTATGGACTTGGAAGGATAATGAGACAGTTCTTTACATGGATGGTTGTATTACCACTTGTAATGAAAGGTCTCACAGGCATGGCTACCTTCTTAGGTCAAGCTTTTATGGCCAATACTCAGTTTGCAAATTCTCTAAATCAAATAAAAAGCAATCTGTATACGGCTTTTATGCCTATCTATCAGGCAGCGCTTCCTGCTATAAACGCACTAATGGCAGGGTTAAGCAGAATAACAGCTTATATTGCAAGCTTTACAAATACTCTATTTGGGAAAACTTATAATCAATCATTCCAAGCAGCCAAAGGATTAATAGCTGCTAAAACGGAAATGGGGGCCTATGGTAATGCCGCAAAGAAAGCAGCGAAAGATGCAAAAGGGGCCTTAGCTGGGTTTGATGAGATAAATCAATTACAGTCAGGGAAAGGCTCTGACAATACTTCAGGTGGATCCGATAAAATACCAAAGATGGTCATGCCTTCGGTTGATACCTCCACTTTAGATAAGACAATGGGGGTATGGGCTGATAAGTTCAAAAAGGTTCTAGGAACAATTTTTCAACCTTTTAAGAATGCATGGCAAAAGCATGGAGCCGGAGTATCAAATGAATTTAAAGAAGCTATTGAGGGGAGTAAAGATACACTAGGAAATTTCTTTAATATGCTTGCTACTCCGCCAGTTCAAAAGTTCTTAGAAAATATAGGCAGCCTAGTATTAGCAACTATTAATTTAGGTCTTAAAATTTATGACGGTTTTATTTTACCTATAGTAAATTGGTTTATTGTAATTTTACCGGGTGCAGCAAATGGACTAAATCCAATAGTGGATTTACTTACTAGATTTGTTGACTATTTAGGTAGTGATGGCTTCAAATATGTACAAGTTTTCCTTTCTGCAGTAATAGGTCTTGTAGCAGGCATTAAAACCTTTAATATAATAAAGGATGTTATAGCTTGGTTCAGCGGCTTAGGAGCATTAATAATGGGTACAGTAATACCTAATCTTGGGGCACTATGGGCTACAATGATGGCTAATCCCATAGCATTGGTAATTGCTATTATTGTAGGGCTTATAGCAACTTTTGTTACTTTATACAATACTAATGAAAGATTTAGAAATGCTGTAAATTCTACCTGGGCAAATATGAGGGCCACATTTATTTCATTTGGTTCATGGTTAAATACTTCTTTTAGCACAGATTGGACTACTAGATTTGGCATATTAGGAGGAGTGGTAAATGGATTCTTCTATACTGTAAATAGTATATTTCAATCAGTAAAACAAGTATTTAATGGAATTACGGATTTTGTAGCTGGTGTATTCACAGGTAATTGGAGAAGAGCCTGGGAAGGTATTAGAAATGTATTTAGCGGAATAGTTGATACATTCGGAGTTATTATGAGAGCACCTCTGAATGCAGTTATCGGATTAATAAATGGTGCTATAAGTAGCATCAATAGAATTAAGGTCCCTAAAATAGACTTGCCTTTTGGTATGGGGACAGTTGGAGGTTGGAACCTTAGTATTCCTAGAATACCATACCTAGCTAAAGGTGGCATCATAGATCAGCCTACACTTGCAATGGTAGGTGAAAGAGGAAAAGAAGCAGTTATGCCACTTGAAAACAATACTGGATGGATAGATGATCTTGCTTATAGAATAAATAGTAAAAGTCAAAGCTCTGATGAGGTAGTAAGACTATTAAAAATTATAATAGATATCTTAAAAAACTTAGGAATGGATATTAACCTCGATGGTGAAAAGTTGGGAAATGCGGCAATTAAAAGCATAAATAAAGTTCAAAGAATTGCTGGTAAAACATTAATTAAGGTATAGGGGTGGTAGTATGCTTAAAATCAATGGGGTAGAAGTTACTGCTCCTAAATCTTTTAAAGTAGGAGTAAATGACATAGATGGAGAGTCTGAGCGTAATGCAAAAGGCGATTTGCTTAGAGATAGGATAGCAGTTAAAAGAAAGCTAGATTGTGAATGGGGTCCTCTTGAAATGAATGAAATATCAGTATTGCTTAAGGCAGTTCAAAATATATATTTCCAAGTGGAATACCCTGATCCTATGGAAGGAGCTGTTATAACAAAAACATTTTATGTAGGTGATAGAACAGCTGCAATGTATTCTTATAGCAATAATAAGATACTTTGGCAGGGCTTATCTATGAATCTAATAGAACAATAGGCAGGTGATTTGATGTTAAATGTTTCTGAAGCATATAAAGCTGCGATAACTAAACCGGATAGAGTATTTAAATCAAGAATATCTATCAATGGGGATCTAATAGAGGATGACTATATAGCAAGCATAGGGTATAGCAGTGCTATTATTTCTGATGATGATTTTGAAATAGGAACAGCAATAATGGCAAGTACAGATATACAATTAATAGATAAAGACTATTCACTTAACTATAGCTTTGAAGATGAAGAACTTAAAGTTGAAATCGGCTTAACCCTTCAAGATGGCAGCATTGAATATATACCTTTAGGCTTATTTACAGTAGATAACTGTAAAAAAGATTTTAGAAAGATTAAGATTTCTGCCAGTGATAGAATGCATAAATTTGAAAAACCTTATGTTAGCAATTTAGTTTATCCGGCAACGCTTCTTCAAATAGCAAAAGATATTTGCGATATTGCAGGTGTTGAATTGCTCAATACAAGTTTTTCAAACTATGATTATATAGTTGGATCTGAGCCTGTGTTTGATAATGTTACCTGCAGAACTGCTATTGCGGCCATTGCTGAACTTGCGGGCGGTTATACCAGGATTACGCGGGACGGTAAATTAGAGATATTCAATATTAATACTACAATAAGGAATACTGAAAATTATGCTTCCAATGACGATTTTTTATCCTCAGGAGGCTTTTTTATTGCGGATGAACTTATTGCTGGAGTTATTAATGTTAATGAAAATAATCTTATAACTCTTACAAATAAAAATCTTAATTTATCAATGATAGATAAGGTAGTTGTTAAAGTAGGATCTGTTGAAGCTTCAAGGGGGGATGGTGAAAATCCTTATTACATTGTTGATAATCTTTTCTGCCAGAATCCTGATAATGTAGTTGATAATCTTTATAATGTACTAAATGGAATAAGTTATATGCCATTTAATGCGAAGTGGCAGGGAAATATGGCTATTGACTGTGGGGACATGATAACACTCAATACTGAAAAAGGCTATTACAATACCATAGCAACAAGTAGAAAGCTTACTTATAGCGGTGGTCTTAGGGAAGAATACGTGGCAGTTGGTAAGAGTAATACAGAGAAGATTAGTACTCCCAAGGGTAGCTTAACAATTGAGATGGAGAACAAAAAGGTTGAAATTAAAGTTTTAAAAAATGGAATAGAGCAGAGAGTTACGAAAGAAGACTTTGAAACCTATGTTTTACAAACTGCGGAGGAAATTAAGCAGAAAGTTAGTAAAGGTGATGATCTTAAAAGTGAAGTTACACAAAATGCTGAAAGCTGGAAACTAAGCATTAATGGAAAATTAAAGGGTACTAAATATGAATTTGATGGTACTAGTTTTAAGATAGGAGACACAAATTCAGGAGATGCTGCAGAACACGCACCAAATTATAGCAAATGGAAGCATTCTGATGGAACCTATACACAAGTTGATGCTAATGGATTTAAACATTATAATGGCATGACTTCAGAAGAGTATCATTATTTAACTTCGAGAATTGAGTATGCTGATGTGTTTAATGGAAAAACAACAGTGCAATTACCTGACGAATTTAAAAATAAAAAATTTAGTGCGAGTTTATCGATTACAAAAGTTACTGCAGTTGGCGATCAATTTTTTGTTAGGTATTGGGACGCTTATATTGATGATGAGTCAATAGATTATGTTAATGCCACATTTGACGTTTGGACTCAAGTGAGAGCTGCTGATTTATATAATGATCCAACAACTAATCGAATTTCTTCCTTAGATAATGGTAATGGAATAATGAATTTTACAGTAACAGCTATAGCTTAAGTTTCAAAATAAAAAAGGAGGTTGGAAATATGTCTTATAATCCAACTCAGTGGAAAGACAGGGTTATAGAAAAACCTAATACTTTTAGAAAACAAGAAAATCCGGATGGAACTATAACTTTAATACCAGTTCCGGGGCAAATTACCCAGCAAGGTACTGCGGTAAATGCACTTAGTATGAACAACATAGAGAAGGGAATAGCAGACGCTCATTCGGCCTTGAATGATATTGTAACTATAAATCTACACAAATATAATATACCAACAGATGGAGTTACTGATGCAAGTACTGCTATCATGAGTGCAATAGCTGAGATAAATGCAAAAGGTGCTGGTAAGATTGTTGCTCCATATTGCAATAATGGTTATGCAATTGGTGGGCAAATAGCATTAGATTATAATACAGAACTTGATTTACAAGGGTCAGTATTAAAGCCAATTGGAAGTTTTAATGTTGATGATGTGGCATTAATTAAGGCTAAATATTCAGGAAATATAGTAAAAAATATTATTTTTAATACTTCTACAACACAATATGGAATAGAATTTGGAAGTACTTCATCAAATAATTTAGAAATGAATTGTAAATCACTAGCGGGCAATAACTATTTGGTTAGAACTGAAACTGATAATACACAATCTTACCTAAATCGCTCTCTTACTTTAGAATCAATTAGTAAAGGAAGAATAAAAAATCGTAGGACTAAAAAAATTGAATTCAATTATAATTGTAATGCTAATAGTTACGCAAGTAAAAGAAGGATGAGGCCATTTCCAAGTGAATGTATAATAACTAATATTAAAGTAACAGATGTTAATGGTTCTCCTGATTTTTATTTTGAAGTTGAAGCACCTTCAAACAACTATATTTATACAAGGGCAAGAACAGCCTCAAATATTGATGATAAAGTATTTATTGACTACTACAATACATCTAGGGATGATATCTTCATATTCGGTATTTATAACTATAAGGCTTCAGCAACACAATTTAAAATAGAAATAACAATAACTGATTTTAAAAGCGGCACTGATAATAAAGTTTGGGAATATAACGCTAAAGAAGATTTTACAAGACCTCATTATGATAGCTTGGCACCTAATACATCATTTTCTATCAATACAATAAGACAGATGGAATATAGATTTAAAGATAGTTTAGGTAATACAGTAAAGCTTGGTGTAACCCCTGCTAGAAAGCAAGATGAATATTATCAATATCCTCAAGTGGTTTTACCAACGCCTGCAGGAGTCACTCAAGATAGTTCAACTTATTCAGAAATTAAATTTTATTTTAATTATAGTGCTTCGCAGGCGGTTGTTGAAAAGCCTACAAAAGTAAAGTTCAGATTTCATAAAGTTCCAAAAGATATAAAGGCAAGGCTAATTGTAGGTTGGTATTCACAAAATCCTGATAACGGAAGTACGGCCTATTTAAAATCATCATCAGTTGTAGAAAAAGATGTTAATATCCCAGTGTCAGCTACTTATGATAATCCTTATGAAATAGAAGTATTGCTTGACCATAAAGGCTATCAAAAAGGCTCGGCACTTGAGGGAAGTAATTCTTTTGATTTTATGTACTTTGTTTTATGGCAAAAAGATGGTACTTATACACCTTATCTATTTGGCGAAGAGTATATATTCAATGCTTATATTACTAAATAATCAATATTCAGAATATACTGTTAAAGTTTTAAAATAATTGGTAATATATAAGGAGGGATTAAGTTTTAGGGGGAGAACTTATATGGAAATGATATGGGAATACAAAGGAAAAGAAGACTTAATGCGTACACATGTTAATAAAAGATTGTTTTTCAGTAAAAAGAGTATTTCTAATAAAACGATTCAACAAATTGAGTATAGATGGTCGTCATTTGGTAAGGTAAAAATAACGGGAATTACACCGAGAGGACAAAAAGAAAATAAGATTTCACTACCGGTATATCTACTTAAACAAGACAATTCTTACTCTGAGATAAAGTTTTATTTTAATTACCCTGCATCAAAAGCCACTGAGCAAAAACCAAAAAAATTGTTTTTTACATTAAAGAAAAACAAAAAATTAATTAAAACAAGGTTACTAGTGGGATGGTATTGCCAAAATCCTGATGGAATGCAAGGTTATATGAAATCAGTTTCAATTATTGAAAAAGATATTGTTATTCCACCTGATACAGATGGTAAAGGGTTTATTATACCTATTGAATTAACTGAGTCAGATTATCAAAGAGCTGCTTGCAACGAAACTGAAACATCTTTTAATTTCTTATACTTTGTTTTATGGCAAAAAGATAAAACGTATACTTTATTTAAATTTGGAGAGAAAATGCAATTTGATGCCTATATTATATAAATAAAATTAATGCATAATAGGAAAATAGGACGTTTTAGAGAGACCTGGAAACTAGTCTTTTTTTATATCAAGAAATAATAATATATTAAAGAGTAAGGTGAGAACATGAAAGAGGAAACTAATATAAATAGAATAGGAGTAGTTGAAATTGAAGTAACAACGAACTGGGGGGGGATAGAGAATCAACTCAAATGAATAATGATGCTGAACCAATAAAGAACATATAAAGTGTAAGGAAATGCAATACTAAAAAAGACTATCTAGTAAGTAGATAGTCTTTTTTAGTAGTTTAGTAGAAGCGATATTTATATTGTTGAGCACTACCGCCATAATCAACAATTAAGTACCATCTTCCAACTCCGTTTACTGAAATTCTTACTGGTGTTTTTGTGTAATGTCCACCATAATATGTGAATTGTTGACCTGATTGATATTTGCTAAAATTGTAGCTGTCAACGAGAAACACATCTGCAGCATAACTTAGTTCAACCTCTACATTTAAATGACCAGTACTATCAGCATATGGTATTTGAGCCATGGCTATCACCCCCTTTGGTGATAGTATTCTACAAAAATATGTAAAAACCTTTAAAAAAATACAACCTATTACACTAATTTATGCGGAAACCAGTTTGGAAGAGATCAGACTAGAATACAAACAGCATTTAATACAATAGAAGTTTTAGAAGTCTTAGAAATAGGACTTCTTTTTATATTAAATTTGATAAAGGTAGGTGCAAAATGAGTGAAGCATGTAAAAATTGCATTTATGTTCAGGAACTAAAGGATGATATTAAAGATCATAAAGCAACATTAGATAGGCATGAAGATGATATTACTGAACTAAAGGCTGATGGTAGAGAATATAAAACAGAAATAAAAAATTTAATAAAGAAGATGGATGATTTCATGACTACAATAAGATGGGGACTTGGCATTTTTGTCACAGTCTCTATTTTTGTTATAGGAATATTATTAAAAAAATAAGGAGGAAGGAACTATGAACATTATTCAAACAAACTTACAATGGAGAGGTGAGTTTCAAGAAGGAAATAAGCCTAACGAGATTATTTTACATCACGCTGAAGCTTCGCAATGTACAGTTCAAGATATTGATAGATGGCACAAAGGCCGAGGATGGTGCGGTATAGGATATCACTATTTTGTAAGAAAGGATGGTTCCATATATAAAGGCAGGCCTGATAATTGTATTGGTGCTCATTGCTTAGGACATAACACTAATACAATTGGAATATGTGCTGAAGGCTCATACATGACAGAAACAATGCCAGAAGTACAGAAACAAGCAATTATAGAACTTTGCCAAGAGCTTTGCTCAAAGTATGGAATATCAAATATTAAAGGGCATAAAGAAGAAAACCCAACGGCTTGCCCAGGTAGTAACTATCCGTTAGACGAAATAAGGCAATCTATTTTAAATAAGCCGACTATAATCATTCCTGTTGCACCTAAAGCAAATCCTATAGTCATTTCAATTCAGCACTTATGCAACTTTATAGGTTTAAGAGATGAAAATGGAAGTAAACTTGACGAAGACGGAGTAAGAGGAACTCACACCAACGCAGCTATAGCTAAACTACCATTGCTAAGAAGAGGCTCTAAAGGTGACTATGTAAGGTGGTTACAACAGAGATTAATAGACTTAGGGTTTAGTTGTGGATCTTATGGGGCAGATGGAGATTTTGGCTATGCTACTCTTACAGCTGTTCAAAACTTCCAAGCGAGCAGACATATAGCTAATGACGGAATTGTTGGCCAGATAACACTAAATGAATTATTAAAGTAATTGGAGGAATGTTAAAATGTTAAATATAAATAAAGAACAGGTAATTGCTTATATATTATATATGATTGTAACCGGTATTCTTGGTTATGTTGCTAATGTTATAAAAAAGATGAGAGAAGATAAGAACTCTTTCTATAATAAGCAGCTTGAGTTTGTTGCACAACAGCAAGATGCCCTAAAGGCAAAAATGGGACAAGAAGAATATAATCATGCAAAAGAGGTTGCGCAGGACATAATATACAAAGTAGAACAACTAGGAAAGGAACTAGCTTGGGATGCAGTAACTAAGCATTCAAAAGCTACAGAGTTAATAAGCCAGACTACAGGTTTAAGTGATGAAGAAATATTTGATATTATTAAATCTACTGTTGGTATGATTAACTCTAAGAAAGATAATTCTAAATTGCCAGCATAGTATTAACTCTGGGTCAAATTCCCAGAGTTTATTTTTCAAAATAAAAAGGAAAACATAAGCCTTTGTAGAATTATTAATAATGTGTAAACAAATTAAAATTATCAAGGGGATGAACATTATGTCTAAATTAGTGAATTGTAAAGCATGTGGTAAAGAAATAGCTAAAGGAGTTAAGAAATGTCCTAATTGTGGCAAGGATCAAAGAAACTTCTTTATGAAGCACAAGATAATAACTGCTATATTAGTTCTTGTTGTATTAGGAGGAATAGGTTCTGCGTTAGGAAATAATGAGCCTAAGAAGGTTGGAGAAAATAATAAAGCTGCAACAACTTCATCAAGTCCAGATACTAAAAAGAATGAAACTAAAACATTTAAAGTAGGGGATGTAGTTCAATTAAAGAATCTCAAACTAACAGTTAATAAGGTATATACTGTAAAAGGTGATGAATTTTCAAAGCCTAAAGATGGAAATGAATTTGTTGCTGTAGACTGTACTTTAGAAAATGTATCAGATAAAGAACAAGCAGTTTCCTCTATTATGATGTTCAAAGTTGTTGACAAAGACGGGAGAGCTTGTGAATATTCATTACTTGGACAGACTGCGGCTAAAGCTGGACAAATGGATGGTACAATTGGTGCTGGAAGAAAGATGACTGGGGTATATGTTGTAGAAGTACCAAAAGGAACTACTGGTTTAGAATTGGAGTTTGACAGTTCTTTACTTACTAGCGGCCAAGTAGTTGTTAAATTAAATTAATAATTTAAAGTGCTCTGGAGCTATCCAGGGCTTTTTATATAAGAAGGAAATTTATTCAACTTGGAGAATATTATATATTATATTTTGTTTGGGGTGATATTATGGCTATTAAGAGCAGACTGAAGGAAATTCGTATGAAAGAATTTCTTATGGATCCTGGTGAGTTTGCTAAGTATCTTGAGGTTGATATAAAAACTTATTCCGGATGGGAGCATAACCACAGCAGGCCAACTTTAGAAAGAGCTATACTAATATCTAATAAGTTAAATAAGGATGTTAAGGAAATATGGTATGTAGAATAATACCATATTTTTTTATATACTATTTTGCTTAAAATTTGATATTTTTCTTATATTTTAAGAATTATTTATAAATTTCCAACATAAGTATTATATTAGAAATCTGAAAATTTAAGAAATTTATTAAATTTTAAGGAGTTGAAAGCATGGATCTTAAGCCTATAAGTATCAGCTTCAAACAAACACCAGAAGAAATAGCCCTATACAACATTATTAATCAATACAGTTCCAAGGGTGCATTCATAAAAGATACTTTAATAAATGTTCTTATAAGGAATAGCGTACCAAAGAAAAGCCTATTCGGTGAAGATATTAATGAAATCTTTGGAGGTGATAAATAAAAAAATAAGCCCATGCAAAATGCATAGACTTATCCATAGCCGCCGAAAGTGTGCTGTGCCTCGCTTGCTCAGCTTCGCTTACACTTCCAGCGTATGCTTGTAATGTCGTGAAATATTCCTGTTTTGCCTAAAAAGTCTAAATGTTAATATACTTTTTACATTTAATGTCCACTTATAGTCGCAACTAATGCCATCACTTCAGATAAAAGAATCATTGATAAACCTACGATAATTAATTCCATTCATCTCACCTCACAGAAGATTCTTTCCAATATTAATCAATCTATTCAGGAGGTATCTTATGTTTAAAAATAAAATAAAGGATTCGAAGTATAAAGCTGCTTGCGGGATATTCGTATCCTTAATTACATGTGGAGAAAAGGTTTATGCAAAAGCAGTGGAGACAGCAGGAGAAAGCCAATTTTGGGATCTATATGGTAAGCTGCAGAAGGGATTATTCTTCTTAGGTATATTTGTTTCATTATTTGGCTTATATCTAACACTTTTAAAGAAAGAAGATATAGGCAAAAAGCTTGTAATAGGAAGTTTAGGTGCATATATTTTAAGCTTTCTTGTACCTCAGTTATTCATCCTAGTAAGAGATACTTTAGGAAGATAGGAGAAATAGTATGGACACTATTAAGAATTTAATAGAAGAGGTCAAGGACCTAAATTCTAGTATAAAGCATTTCTCAGAGAGTATAGGCCAGGGATGGTATTATATAACCCATCCTTTAGATCTCGCACTAATCCTCTGGAATGAAGCTGTTAGATATAGCTTCTATGTATGCTTAATGATCTTTGTCACCGGAACAATAGTTTATCTAATTGGATACAAGAAAGGTGCAAAGTGGGCAAGAGTATCGGTTTTTTCATATGTAGCAATACAAATATTTAATATGGTATGCAGGTGATAAAATGTTAATTGATAATATGTTTAAAAACTTACCGGAGTTCTTCAAAACCATTAAACCAGTATATAGCATACTAAAGATAGTTCCAGATACTTCAATAAGAAATTATGATTCGGAGAATATAGCTAGGGTAATATGCAGCATGTACTCACTTCCAATTGATAGAATAGGTTTTAAAGATTTTCAATTCAGTTATAGATTACCTTATAAGACATCATTCTTTATTGATATAACAACTAAAGATGCTTCCTTTTATATAATAACTCCAGAAGAATATGAGAAGCTTATAATTGAAAAATGCTCTAATACATGGCCAAGAGCAACAATAAATAAAGTTAAGAGGATAGAGCTGTTTAGTGATAGATCTGTTAAGTATGAAATGGCTTATAAAAAAGAAGATGCTTTGTCCTTAAAAGTGGACAGAAAGAGCAATGAACCACTTAATTCAATACTTAGAGTTATGGACATTATGGAGAAGGATGATAGGGTAGGGATTTATTATAACTTCATGCCAGGAGAACAATTAGCTTGGAAGAATAAGCATAGGGATACTTTAGAGAAGGTAAAAAAGAATTTGCCTATAGATAAGGAAAAATTCTCTTTCTCTTATATCGTAAAATTTCTATTAGAAGAAATGATGAAGTTATTTGTGGTCATTTTTGACCAGGTTGCAGAATTTATAGGTGGAGAAGGTAAAAGCATTCTTGATGAAACCGCAGTAAGTAAGCTTGGAATTAATAGCTTTGAGAGGCTCTCAGATAGCACTCTAAGGAAAGGAGATACAAATATACTAGACACACAATTAATCGTGCTTAGTGACTCCTCTGACGATAAGAGAAGGAAGAATAATGCTGTAGCAGTATGTGAGTCTTATAAATCAATAAGTGATGATAATTCTCTTAATTACAAGAGGCACAACAGAGAGGTCCATTATGATGAATATAAGGTTAAAGGAGCTGCAGTTAATACCATGAGCACTGATGAAGCAACAAACTTTCTCCAAATACCCGGAAGGACACTTCTGCAGCAGTACTCTAATATTGAAAGAGTTGATGTTTTGGAAAATCCTATACCTGAGGAGTTAAGTACAGGTTATATTTATCTAGGTACTTCAACCTATAGGGGTAAGGAATACCCGGCATATCTGAGAGATGAATATAATCAGGGTAATCTTCCATTAACTTTAATGGGGCCTCAAGGCAGCGGAAAAACCACTTTCATTGCAAACTATGTAAGAAATGCTTACAACAGAAACGAGGCTGTTATTCTGCCTGATTTTATTAAGAACTGTGAGTTATCGGAAGCTATAGAAAAAGTGATACCTAGGTCAGCATTGACTATTTTAGATTTGTCTAACGGTAAAAGCCTTCAAGGATTTGGATACAATGAAATTAAATTAAGCAATGATATGGATGAATTTGAGCGTATTACTTTTTCAAATATGCAAGCTCAGCAAACTATGGCACTAGTAGATGCAATTAACAATGAAGGCCTTCCGCTTACATCAAAGATGAGGAGATATCTTTCAAGCGCAGCAAATGTAGTATACCTTCAGGAAAATGCTAGTATTAGAGATGTAATAAGCTGCTTACAGGATTTTAGGAAGAGAGCGGATTTTATATCAAAGATACCGGTTGAGCTAGTAGACTATCTTGAGGATGAAGTAAACACCTTAAAGGAGTTGGATGAGTACACAACATCAAAGGATCCTGATACTAAAGAGGTTTCAAGTGAAGTTACCGGAACAAAAGACAGTAAAATTGATGGTATATTAGATAGGATTAATCTACTAAAAGAGGATTCAAAGCTAAAATTCATGTTCAATAAAAAGCTTAATGATAATATTGATTTAGTCAAAGAAATTGACAAAGGTAAAATAATTTTGATTAAGATGCCGGAGATAGCTTTTCCTTTACCTTATGTTAAGAATGTATTAGTAACTTATTTTATGACTAAGATATGGCTGTCCTTATTGATAAGAGGAAACAGATTTGAAAGGCCTAAAAGGTGTCATATAGTAGTTGATGAAATATATCAGGCTCCAACATGCGAAAGGATCCTTACGAGTATTCTTCCTCAAAGCAGGAAATTTGGGGGAAAATTCGTAATTAGCTGCCATTACTTAAGTCAAATAGTGCCTATTAAGGAATCACTAAAAGCCTCGGGAAGCAGCTTTATGTTATTCCAGGGAACTGATAAAAAGAATTATGAGGAGCTTAAAGAAGAACTACAGCCTTATGAATTAGAAGACATACTGAACATGAAACAATTTCATGCATTAAACTTAATAAAGTATGAAAAAGGATATGCAAAATTTATTACTCATCTGCCTAAACCAGTTTCTTAG